GTAACGTTGAAGTCAATCCTTACTGTTCTGAATTTGCTAAGGATATGTACATGTATCCTAAGTATGGTATCCAGAACAAGAAGGCTTTCAACATTGTCAGAGCTACTAGACCAGTTATAAATTTGAGCAATTCTTGTACCCATACTCCCGACCAGAACTTTTTGTCAGCAGCAGTTGATGATTTCATCACGGGAATGGACACTACTATCACGAAGTCGATCAAAAACAATTCTAATATCTTGCGCAGACCACTGCACCTGACAGAGGCACTCAATGGAATAGATGGAAACCCCCATTTCACTAACTTGAAATTTTCCACTAGTGCTGGATTTCCTTTTGATTGCAAGAAGAAGTGCTTGGTTACAGGTCCAGATGGCTGCTATAGATTTAAGAAGACTTATCAAGCTGAATTTGATGAAGTAGTCACTGATATTTATGAAGGACGACATTCAGGCCTAGCATTCAAGGTACAACTTAAAGACGAACCCATGGAAGTAGAAAAGATTGAGGAAGGTAAACCACCAAGATCTTTCTTTTGCGGACCCGTATATGCACTTGTAATTATGCGTCAGTACCTTTCCCCAGCAATTGCTATCATTAATTCAAATCCTAATTTCTTTGAAACCTCGATTGGTTTAGATATTTTTAAGCCTAATTGGCACCAGAGGGTAGAATCATCTTATTCATTTGGTGAAAGATGCCTCGCCATGGATTTCAAAAAATATGATCAAACTCAGTCTCCCACGCTCTCAATGGCAGCTGCTCATATAATTATGATTATTTTGGAGCAGTTAGGATTTGATAAAATTTATTTGAAACACGCAGAAGCCGTCTGTAACGAATTTCTAACTACGATTATTGTGGTGAACGGAGCTGCTGTATTACTAAACAACTTACACCCTTCAGGGTATCTGTTAACAGCACATTTAGGTGGTATTAAAGGAGGACTCGCTATGAGAGCGTCCTTCCTTAAATCACATGGAGTAACAAACGGTAAAACGTTTAGGGATTATGTATGGCTTAATAATCTCGGAGATGACAATGAAGCAGTATTAGCTGAAGAAGTCGACGGAACTAAGTGGAATGCTAGTGTCATATCCAAGGACATGGCCCTCATGGGTTTACATGTGACCAATGGAGCAGACAAAAATGCTTCCTTTGATGAGTTTATCACCCACAAAGAAAGAGTATTTTTAAAAAGAAGAAATTATTTTCATCCCGAC